GTACTTCCTGTAACCACCCAATCATATCTAGGATGTACAGTGATGTATATTAAGTTAATAAAATCCGGGTTTATGGCTCTAACATTATCAACATAGTTTATCCAAGCTGGTTCTGCATTGCCATCGGTTGCCACTTCTCTATATGCATGAATTTGAATAACTGTTGCATCATTTAAAGCTGCTGTTGCATAATCGATTGTTGCGTCAGCAGCGAAATCTTGGTAATGAAAGTGCACTAATCCTGGATGCCCCAATTCAAGAGTCGTGTTATACACGGTTCTATCCATAAGCTCTCTTGGGGATACGGTTGCAGTTGCATATGTTGGACTGTAAAGATGGCTTTGCCAGTTTGAATCTTCATCATTTCTTAGCCACCAATCTGCCAACTGTTGATCAGGATAGTTAAAGTATTTGGTTCCATCATACCCAGGAGTAAAATATACACCAAGATCTATAACACACTTCATTGTATTTCCGTACCAAGCTGGATTAACCGCGTGATATACATCGGTTTTACCTCCGTAGATAAACAATAAGGCATCATTAGCGTTTACCGCAGTATACGCCGTTCTATATGACGTTGCCTTACCAAGTAAAGATAACAATGATGGGTTTTCAAAAAATACGCCGTTGATTTCTTTTGAAGCCAATAATGAATTTCCTGGAGTCTCGTATTCCAATCTATCACCATCAATAATAAGAATGCCGGCGCCATTCATCGTTGCTACAATTTTGTCTTGATATGGATGGACGTATGTTTCAAGGTCCGTAACTGTGTATTGATCAAGAGTTTTGCCAATAGAAAATGGGTCTACATTCGATGAAACCATATATTGCGTTGGCCCATATACTTGCCAATTGTAATCTGGAAACATATAACCATAGGTAACTTTTATTGGTTCACCCAGGTATATGTGCAAAGCGGCCATATATTCTGTAAAGATGGCTGCCAATTCAGTTCTAAAGGTTGAATCAGAAAATGCCGCAGGATCTATTATATAGTTTGGATCACTAAAAATAATATTATCGTCTTCATCTCTAAGCAACCAGGCATTATTGTTTTCGACAAACTTATCAAATATGTCACCCTCAAATGTGCCACTTGGTTGTGCCATCCAATCTATATTAATATATTGCGAATCGTACCTAACAAGTATCCCGCCCTCAAATCCCTGATTTTCTACTGATTTTTTTAACCAATATGGTTGTTTAAAAGCGTTGTACTCGTTTGTAATGATAAGTCCGGCGGAGTTCCAATATTTTATGTTGGCTTCTCTCCAAGCCGCAGTTCTCCAAGCCATGTTGTACGACGTACTGTCGGCAGAAATATAATTTCTGTCCACATCATATATTGTTCTTAGATTAAAATCTTCAACATTACAAGCAATACCGCCTATAACTAGAATAGTGAGAACTACCCAAAACATACAAATTTTTTTTATCATGAAAATATTACTCTCCTAATGTCATTTCGCTAATTATGATTGGTAACTCACCAAGTATAATTTCTGCCTCTTGGTCTGGCGTAGTTCCAACACTAAAAGTTCCCGTCGTGCTATTTGTGATATCTATTCGTTGTGTTGGTATAAAGCCACTCGGTAACGTCATTATTCCCGAACCCCATCCAACATATATTTCCCCATCTGGTCGCGTTATTACAAAAACGGTATCGGATACCATAACGACACTTGTTACACCATTAAGCAATTCACCTAATAATATGTGTGCCCAATAACACCCTCTTGGTGCTTGAGTCTCTATAACAAACCACGGTATATACGCATTTCCCCAAGTTATCGTTCCACCAGGAATATATGGATAGTTTGATCCTAATCCAAACCACAGCGAAAATAAAATATCGTTAGATATGTTATCCAACTGCATTTGTATTGCTGTATTAAAAAGATCATTGTTTGTTATGATACTATCATATGCTTGGTTTGGTCCACCACATTCTAGTGATACCAAAGTTTTATTTGGAATTAAATCTTTAATGAACTCAAATCTATACTCATTGTCTGAGATTGGGCCATATAAGTGAAGATCAAATGCATCATACGTAGATTCATTTAAAACCCGATAATAAGATCTTATTGCTGCTCTTGTTGAACTACCCAAGTAATCAGTAATGGTTATTGTTTCTATGTTACCATAATTATCTGAATCATATATTGTGTATTCTTCTCCACTATCTAAATAAAGATCTACGGCGGTTATTTTATTAAAAACTGTAGAAGACCATCCACCAAGTATTAACTTGCATTCCGTATTGGCTGCTTGTATTCCAGCATAGGTTGTGTTTGTAAAGGTTATCAACTCTTCCATAGTTCCAGCCCAACCACCACTACCATGAGTTTCACTGGGCCATTCATTTACAATACTATAGTAGGTGTTTCTCATTGATGAACTTGGCATATCGTCAACACCATCAAAGTCATATCGTTCTACACAAACAGTAACAAATTCTTGCCACTTTGCCATATCAGTTGGAACTTGGTTTGCGGCGTCTTTAGTAGGATCAGTAATTGGTGCGCCCCAATCACAGTCCGTAACAAAAGTAAACACACATTCTATGCCTCGACTATTCATGCCATAAACATATGGGTCCATCCCAGTTTCCCAACTACTATAAACATCATCTGAAGTTTCCCTATCACCCCACACAATATTCATTCTGGCATATCCTGGACCAGCTTTGTCTACTGTTGTGTAATATGCAGAAATTTTTCCAGGAAACGCTAAGCCATATCTTGGATTGTTATCCACCACCAAATTACTAATATCATATGCATATGCATATGTTGTAGGCATTAACATCAATAATATACAATAAACCATGTAACGCAACATTTTTTTCATTTACCGACCCCTTTGTTTTTTATTATTATTTCCCCAAGCTTTACTACTAAATGATGCGGTATCGTTTCTTCAAGAATATCATACATTTGCAATGGGAACCAATCTAATTTTTTCTTTGTCTTCATTTCATCAGCGTAGTCTTTTATGGCGGTTTCTAATTTGCACATATTTCTCCTTATTTATTTTTACTATATCGACGTTGAATTGCCTCCCGCACGCTTCTATCAATCCACATTAAATCTTGTATGAATAATCGGAAAGAATTACCATTCACCCCCTCGTTGTCATCAACATCGTCGAGTTTTAATTTTTCAAAATCACTTTTATGATCTTTCAAAAAATCCTGTAGCTTTTTTATATTCTTGGTAATATTTGTGTATAAAGCGTCGTATTGCTTCTTATCTTGTTTCATATCACGTTCATTATATGCAACAAATTCTTGTAACATCTCAGTAAAATCAGTAGTTAATCCTGCAGAATATTTCATTCGTGCATATTCTTTTGATAGTCTAGTTGTTTCTTGTACTTTGTCTAAATCATCGTGTGTTGTGCTTGCGAAATCTTCTAGATCTTTTTCATTCATAGAATCATACATATCTTTTGCTGCACCATTTAAATCTGATGCGGCAATATATCCTCTTTTAGCGGCAAGAGCCATTCCTGCTGCTTTTTGTTGGGCTTCTGATTTTGCTGGCATTATAGTGCTTTCTTTAGTTTTTTGTACAAGACTAATGCCAATTGTAATGTATCTTCTGCTTTTTGAAAAATCTGTTTTGTATTCTTTTTAGGATTGTCTTCAGCATAAAAAGATGCATCAAGAAGCCCTCTTAAATGTTCTAATTTGTGTATTCCTGAAATTATTTCATCAATAGCCGATTCAACGTTAGCGGGATCATAGTTACTCTCATTAATAGCTACATTCATCCCTAATATTTGTTTTGTATTCATTATTTATTTTCTCTTTCTTTTTAGCTACGATATCGCCGATCCAAGAATATCTAGGTTTGGATATTTTATCTCAATCATACCGTTTGCTGGAGCAACAATCTTATTTGCTATTGGGGTTATCTCTATTTCACCACCATTTTTTATAAGTTGATTAGTTAGACGAATGTTATTATTTGGAGCAAGAACATCATTAGAATATCCATTTCCAATCTTGTTAACGAACTGGGTTTCAACAACGTTCACAACACCGGGAACACTTCTTAATATTTCGTGAACTTGACTTATATAAATAACATCGTTCATCTGCCAGTTTTCTATTGTAAAGTATTTTGTTAGAGCATCGATGCAGTTAACAAGAATACTTTTCTTGTTCTGTTCAGCACTAGCTTGGATTGTGAAGTAAATTCCAATATTAATAATCGTCCCATCAAAGATCTTAATAAAATCATTCAATAATCTATAGTTGTCGATATACGACATAACGTTTATCTTCAACTGACTATTACCTGTATTCTTTAACTTTCCAAATTCATCTCTAGCAAGAATGTAAACGTTTGTATTTAAATTCGATGGATCAGCTTTGGCATTAGATCTAAAAACAGAACCATATTTAGACGGCAATAAAGCAATGCGACTTATATAATCATCGGCTGTTACACACCTATCTTGGCTAGAGAAATGATGCTTTGCATATACCTTTATCTCATCTACTGTTTCAAAATCTTTTCCACCAATAGCGGGAATTGGATTTATAACCTCAACGCTTCCTACAACCTGTGCAAGAATAGAAGCCGGTACTGATCCTGGTACACTAGCAACCTTTTTTGACTCTACTATTGTTATTGTTCCCTGGGCCGCATTAGTTAATGGCCCGCCCCCTGTGCGATAGCGGCAGTGTAGATAAGTTCCAATTGATGGTATATACCCTAAGCTGGAGTTATTTAGCAGCGAGGCCACGGTTAACCCTGTCAGTCCATTTGCAGTGTATTGAGCATAACTATCGTAATCTTCTATACCCGCACCAAAGGTTAGTAGAATGTTTCCAACAGGATTATATTCTTTTGTAAATCTACGTTTGATATATTTCCAGTGACCTTCAGCTCCACCATCAACAGAAGAATCAACAAACACTCTTTCTTGTGGTAAAGAATCAACCTCATACCAAACGTTATATTGCCCAGAATCAGACCAATCTGTTTCTTTAGTTGGGGTAAATCGATCATCTTTTGTTATGATATCTCTAATTTCAGTTATGTCTTGATCAGAATTATCAATATACCATTTCATATATGGGGTAGCATTTGCTGTTGTAATTTCTAGAGAAGTACTTTTTGTTTCTCCTGCTATACCGGCAACCGTTTTCGTAATTTTGTATTCGATAATTTCGTTTGAACTATTATAGAGCGGAATAATAGTTCGGTTCTGAACACCAGTTATTGATGTGTCGGTATTGAAATCGATTTCATCTAACACTTCATATTTTTGGCCATTAGATGCACTAGCTTTGAAACCTTTTTCTAGGGTCAACAAATAATCTGGATTATAGCCATCTCCAAGTACTGGAATTTTTATCGACACATTTAATAATGTTATTGCGGGGGTTTTACCTCTAGGATTATAGCCTAAATTTTTGGCAAGCCTAATGACACTATCGCGATTTTGGGCTGTATCAAAAAACACTTCATTGAATTTAGTATCGACGTGGAAAGATAGAATATCGCCAATATAGGCATTTAATTCCAACAAAATCATACCAATAGATGATTCTGAGAAGTCGTTGTAGTTATCTGGATAATAGACCTTAATATAGTTTTTAAGATCTTCTTTCAAGGAATAGAAGTCTCTATTAAAGTAATTAAAATTTGTTTTTCGTATCATTATACTAATACTCCGCCCTCTATTTCAATCATGTCTTGAATTGTTGGATCATTCTTTAGATAAAAATTTATCTTTAGACTAATCTTATTATTTTCTATATCTTCGTCTCTATTACCAAATTCTACATTTTGAATAACTAGTTGAGGTATCCAAAACTTTGTTTTGTCTATGATTTCAGATTTGATATTCTCAAAAATACCATCCGTCTCAGGATCGAATAACATACCTCGTAGATTCGTTCCAAAATTTGGCATCATTGGTCTTTCACCAACATTAGTGAATAGTAACGTATATAGATTAGATTTGTATTTATCTAAAGAAGTTCTAGTCATTTTAAAAACACCATCATTTGTTGCATCACTAATCGGATTAACAATATTGAATGTTTTTTGTTTTGCTAATATTGAGTCTCTATTTTTAGCCATGATTCACCTTTAATATAAGTATCTATTGTGACTTGACATTTTTATTGAGTAATATTTTTTCCATATTAGAAATTCTTTGCTGAGCTTCGGAAAACCATGTTGGAATTGGAGGAGCATTTGGTGGATGCTTGTGTTCCATCATTTTTTGAATCATCCATGTTAAAAGCTCAACAAGACTTTCACCATAAACTATAGACTCAGCTTCTTCTTTACTATTTTTATTGGATGTACTCTCTAAAAGTATATCGTCGGCGTAGACTATAATAGATTCGTTTTCTTTATTGAGAGTTATAGATGTTGGCTTTTGATTCTCATTAGTTTTCAGAATATCTGTTGTGATGTAAACTGTTTTTCCATAATCAAGAATAATACCATTTTTTAAACGTCCAACAATAGCAATTGAGTCATTAGCAAGAAAGTCCATTAGAAGTCACTCGGATTTACAATGTTTAGATCTTTTGCCATTTCTTCAAGAGTTTGTTCGTCTGTTTCATTTTTAGACATTATTGGACCAACCCAATACCGACCTTTAATAAGCGTCCATGGATTTTGTAGAAATAGCAGAACATGCTCACCAACCTTTGGCAAACAAAAGAAGAACGGTGGCATCATGCAAACACACCACGGAAGTTGATTAATTTGCTTATTGTCTTCTATTCCAGGTATCTTTACGCGGATACGGCGTGAGTTCTTAGGGTCCTCAACATCAACTACAACAGCACTTAAAAATATTTTTGTTTCCGTTGCGGGCGGTTTAGATCTATTTGTTACACCCTGAAGCGCTCTTTTTATAGGATAACTAGAGTTAGCCGGTATTATTTGTCTCATTTTTCTCTCGGTTTTGTATATCTTCTATTATCTCTAACAGCTCTTCTTTAGTAAGAGAGTATTCTTTCAATAGAGGTTCCATTTTTGTCCATATATTTGTTAGTTTATCTGTCAATTCTCTAACTCTAATATTCAATTGGTTTAAATTTAGCTCGATTAAACTCATTTAAATAACCTTTCCTTGACCTGTCCCTGTGCCGGTTTGAGCTGTTGCTGATCCAGTTGTTGCGACAACGACTTGTGTAATAACGTCTGCCGCGAGTATGGCGTTGATTATTTCTTCTGTTATGATTTTCAACATTATTGCCGTGTCAGAATCAGCTCCGTTAAGTCTTACTTCTATATTAGATTCTGAATCGATTCTAGAAATAATCTTATTTGCAATTAGTTTTGCATTAAGAGGCAAGTGCTTCTCCTATTTTGTCTTTTGTTTTAGAAATAGCTTGTTGCTCTTTTTGAAGTTGAACGACCTTGTTTTCTATTTCTTTTCTATCAATATCAGAAAGAGTAAATTCATCGTCTTCACTTTGTTCATCCGCTTTAGTTGTTTTAGCATTTTTGATTAAATGATCAGATAAAAGCTTGCACACCTTTATAGCATTATCGGTAGATTTTGATGCTGAATCTAAAAATCCTGATAACGCCTTAGAGATGTTTTGTTCTATCAATTGTGATTCTATTGTTGATAATATATCTTGTGAGGTTGCTAACTCTAATGCATTACTGAGTGCTGAATATTCAGTCAATGCCATTTTTCTATCTTCTTTAATGTTGTTTAGAATGAAGTTAAGTAGTAATACAACACTATCTGTATCTAATTTTAAACTCATTTGGCGTCCTCCGTATACAATAAATATTTCTATTGCAGCGTTTTGGACGCTTCCACGAATAATGATTTTATTTTTTTGAGTGCCGCGGTTATCTCTTTAGCATTTAACCCTGTGAATTCTCTAGCAAAACAATAGAATTGTTTTTTATTAGCTATTTCTAATTTGGTGTAGTTTTTCAATAGATAGACAACAATTTCGCCAACCTTATACACGTTGACATTAAGATCTAGATTGGTTTCTAATTGTTTTTCAATGTAGTTTGCTGCATAAGTAAACATGAATCCATACGAATTGTGATCAATATCAAATTGATTCTCCTCAAACAAACCAAAAATCTTTTCACATCCATCAATTTTGTCAATCTCAGTGATCTTCAGTGAATTTGCATATGTCTTATTCTGTAAAACAATCATGTAGTTTTTTGCAACGGTTCCATAATACGAAAAAGCTTTGTTGCCAAGTTCTGGGTTGAATTTATCAAACTTGTACATAACATAACCTAGCACATCGTAAATCTGATCTTGAACTGGAATTTCTGAAATAGCTAGTGAATATGTAAACATAATGTTTTCAATTAAATGTTTGAGAGGTTCGTAAATGAACCTCTCGAAAACATCGTTTGCTTCTTTTGAATCTGGTTCAAGACTAAGATATTTCCGAACAGCTTCTTCTTGTTCTATTGTCCAATATTGATTTTTTTTAGGGGTGTCACTCATACTTGTCCTTGCGGGTTAATCTTCAAGCTGCCTCTCTTCAGCAAAGAAATATTCTTTCTTCGCATTCAATAACCATTTTTGCTTTTTTTCTTCAGATTGATTTTTTTGTATCTCAAACATACTATCATTTTCTACAAAGTGATAACGACATGCCTTTGGAATTCCACGAATAATTGCACCATTATAAATCATTCTCAAGATAAATTCATAATCACAGAAAATCTCAAAATTAGTTTTGAATTTTCCAAAATCTTTAAACACCTTTGGCTTGAAGTAACACCCATTAACAAAAACAAAATTCGTCTTAAGAAGTGTGTTGTAATCGTAGTATCCAAACTCCTCAAAAACTTGTGGAGCAAAGCAAGCTTCGTTAGATAATCCAACCAACATTGGCTTATCCATATTTTCGTCTTTATTGCCCTTAACCATAAATGCTATCGGAGCCAGAATATCGGCGTCTATAAAATCATCGGCATATTCGTTTATAATATTTTCTGCTCTAGGAGTCAATTGATCATCAAATTCCAAGAATGAAATATAGTCTGGGCTGAATTCTGAAGCGAAATCGATACCGGCATTCACTAACGCCGCGTATGAGGTATTCTCAGAGAAAACAAAATCGGGCTTCATTTCGCCGATTTCAGGTTGAATATTGACCCATTTTGCAATTTCTAGTGTAGTTGCAATAACGACTTTGGATTCTGTGACTGTAGAAAGTGCCCTGAACACCTTGTCGTCCTTCTTATGCAATGGGATGATATAGATTATAGTCTTACGCATTAGATGCCTCCTGCTTCTTCCTGGCGGTCTTCTTTATCGCTTCAAGCTCTTCTATTCTCTCTTCACGATATTCATTGTGGGCTCGAATTATAGAATCTTTTTCTACTTCCTTAGAATACAACATCGTTGCTGCTTCCATCGATTCCCAAACGCTATCCTTTACATCGTCCATCATGTAAGTTTCAATCATATTTCCAATAGCAATAGCCAATCTGAAAATGTCTCCATTTGGAGCCACCCAACAATTTTCTGGACTCATGTACTCTCTACCACCAACTCCATCCCAACCAGCGACAATACATTTACTCATGAAAGCTTCAATAGGAGCCGTTCCCCATGAGCTATATTCGTCAAAATGAATATAAAATGTAGAATCACGAAGAGTTTCTGCATATTCTTCTTTTCCAAGATTTCTTATTTCCTTAAACTGGATAAATCTTAGATGCGGAAATAGAGCATAAAATGTCTTGATAACATTATGAGCCTTTGTTCCACCATCTCTACTTGGAATAAATGCTGCGATGAACTTCTTGGTTGTATTTTTTTCGGGAGCGTGATAAACGTTTTTATCTATTTGACCAACAATGTTCTTACATTTAATATTCGGCATAATTGCGTTAATGTACTCTGTTTGAGTTTGCGAAACACTCATACAATCTGTGATTCCATAATTTTCCCAGAATACACCTGGCGGTAGAGCATTTAAAATATAGTACCAATTCTGACAGAAGATAATCTTCTTACATGGTACACCTTGTTCTGCTAAATTTTGCATGATGTTTGAAAAGCCTTCTGGAATGAAGAAGAAATCTTCTGCTCTAATGGCAAGCTTTTCATCACTGAGATATTTTATCGGAATATTTGCAATATTACCATCTTCATCAATATCATAATAATCTGCTAACCAATTTGGTTTAAATCCAGATTTGTTATGTATAATAACACCGTTAAATCCATTTTCGTTCATACACTTCACATGATCGTACGCAAGTTTTATGCCTCCCGATGGTTTTTCATGATCAGGCAAATAGAAAAAACATTTATAATCTACATTTTCTAAATTATCTATACATTCTTGCAATTGGTCTTGGGTGGCTTCTGACATGGGTCCTCCTACTTTTTTAATAGTTTTTTGATCTCTAAAATTTTATAGAGGTCATCGAAATTTCCATTGGCAGTATCGATTGAAGGACAGGAAATATGCTCGTTAAATTCATATGGAACTTTAATCGCTCTTGGTAACCCGTCAATTTTTTTATCTGCGACTGCTTCAAGAACTGTTGGACAATCATCAATATAAATATCAAAGTTTGCATCAATTTTTTCTTGGACTGATTTGAAGAAACAATAATACTGTAGCTTGCATCCAAATTTGGCAAGCCAATGTAGCGTCGAAGTAACTGAACGTTGATTCTGAACAGATGCAATAAGGACCCTGAATCCGTTTAATTCAGCGGTCCTAGTAAAGATATTCAGATCGTCAATTATTCTTGGATGCATTCTATTAGCTATAGCAAAGATCTCAAATGGTCTATCTTCATAGAGCCATTTTCGAACAGCCTCGTCATCCCCAGAGAAAGCATTGTTTAGACAATAGTAATCTACATCTTTTGATTCTTTGTATGTCTTGAACTTTTCTGGGTGATCGTTGGCCAAGTAATCATCGATCTGGGGTATAATGTTTCTTAGCACGCCATCTATGTCGATGGCAATTGTTTTTTGTTGCATTCAAACCTCTTCTATTGTTGAAATATATAACACATAATTACTAGATTGTAAATAAAAAAGACAAAGTGGTTGTAATTATTCACAATTCAACATTATTCATTTGTATCACTCTTCGCGTTATAAAGAATCTTTTTCACATTCAGTTTCTTATAGACAAAGTCTTCTCCTTCAATGAGAGGTAAAATTTTTGCAGGTTTGGTTTCCCATGCACTTGTATCAGTTTTGAACCAGGGGTGCCCTCCTTCACTTGAGAAGTTAAGACTATAGATGTGAATAAGACCATTAGCACAGTCTTTTCCAATCTTTCTGGCAACAGCCAAGAGAACCTGCTGGATAAGAGCTCTACGACGATTACACGGTTTTGGGTACTTGATGTAACAACGAACAATCGCAATCTTGGCGTCATAGAATTCCATTTCACCGTCTCCTTGTGTTTGACCCAAAGATAAGTAATCCAAAAAAGATGATCAGAAATAGTTCCATTTAATACTCCGTTGGGTGGTCCCACTCAATGTCATCCCAATATTTTTGCCAACCATACTCGTAGTATGACCGGTTATTTTTGAGACGCCCCATAAAGCGGTCAGGATACCTGGAGAAGGTTTCACGAGCATAACCCATTGATGCATCGTTATAACCTCGTGACCGCCATTCTTTTTCACGGATTGTACTCATTGTTTTTCCTCCTGTTACCAGTATTGTAGACCATTCAGTTTTGACGTACAACCATTACCGTGTTTAACCCCATCTTCGGTTATGGCCCGACGTAAAATTTGACCAAGACGATTACATCTGTGCGTGTAACCACAAACGGGACAAGTCAGAACGTACTTTGTCTTACGATTACCATCAGCCGCAACCTGACTTTTCTTCTCACCGCTACCAGAATATTGTGTAGTCACTTGGCGATATGCGTAGTTGTGCATCCAACTAACTTTGAATATTTCGTCATATCGTTTGGAAAATCGGACGTAGGCTTCTTTCCATTCCGAACCATGGGCAGCGTGAAGGTTGTTCATAACCGTGTTCATGTAGAGATGAACCATCTCGTGTACCAAAGTTTGAACTGTACATACCGCTGGAGTCGTTCCGTGGAAGTTAAAAATACGGTCCGCCAACTTTATGAAGTGTAAAACCTCATTACCATTCCTCCACCCACAATAACCGAGGGTCTTGGTCAACCGTCTACTAACAGTGAGTTTGAAGTTTCCACGATTTGCTTTCGGAAGAACACCATCGAAAACAAGTTCGTTGATGGTATTGTAGAGATTGTCTAGAACCGCGTGCTGCATTGGATTCTCCTCCATAGGATACTGTTGTTCTACCCGACACAGCTATTATATGTTTTGAGCATTAAAAAGTAAACGAAAAACTAAAAATTTTGACCTGTTTTTGGTGCTTTGTTGTGGTATAACAACTTAGATAAATGAGGTCACCAGATCACACCCAGAGAGTGTCTAAATTTGGTCAATATATCTATCACCTTTCGCGATTAAATTTCTCTGAATGTGATCTGGTGAACACCCGGTATCACTAGTTGATAGAGTTACTTAGCCTCTTACCAACCCAACTCATACCACATAAAAATGATCTTTGATTTCTACTTTCAATTAGTCGCGGTCCCGACGAATTAGCATCATCCAAACCTTGATCGTGATTAGTGGCAACAAAATAAGGAATGTGTATTTTAGCACACATTCCAAGACAATCATTCCTGTTAGCAATAAATCTTGCAATATGTCTCACTTTATAAACGTACAACCTTGAAAGAATATTAGATCACCTTAACCATCAATCTATTTTCCATCCTCCCATTCTAGGATATTAAAGGAATCCACGCTTCTGCAATCCTGACAAAAAGTGACACATTCGTGTGAAATAGTATATGACTCATCACCAGATATGCCACATTCAGAACAAACTGGAATCCCAGATCCAACACAATCTTCACACCAAAAATCTTCTCCAAATTTCTTAAGATTTTTGGTGTGACTGCAACCAGCACATTGAACCACGTTAAACACCACCTCGGTGTCGTCTTCGCTCCGTGCGTTGACTTCAATCTCGCCTTCCGCCAGCTTCTTGTCGAAGATGCTGCGCTTCATGTTACTCGGCCTCCTTGTTCGTGGCGGCCGCGCCGGGGGTTGGTTTGGTCTTTGCCATGGTCATTTCTCCTTCTTCATTTCGGTGATGATGCGGTTGCCTTCTTCTCGGCTTGCGACGGGGATGAGCATCCCCCGGCCGACGACGTACCAGCCGTCGTGCAGTTCGATTATGCGCAGGGGCCCGCTGGTTTCGATGCTGATACAGTCTGAGAATTGCATGGTCATTCTCCTTTCGCTTTGGAGATGGCGGCTTCGGCCTTGGCCTTGGCGGCTTCCATGAGGGCGTGGTGGTCCCACAGCAGCATGTGGATCTGCTGTTCCACCTTGTGCTGCTCATCTTCGGCCACTTCGTTCTCCAGCCACTCGTAGAATCGCTCGGCAGTTTGGCGGTCCATCACAGCACCCCCAGGTAATGCCGGATCCGCTCTTCCTGGTATCGGATCGCTTCGGCAGCGTTGTCCTTCGTGAGCATCGGGAACTTGGCCTCGCGGTCTTTCAAGCCGAGATCGCAAGCCTGTCGTGTGCGGATGCGTTCCGCCACGCGCTCGGGGGTCTCGGCGGCATCGTCGCGTGCCTGTTGGTGTAGGGCGCGTCCGTAGATCGCCATTACTTGCCCTCCCTCGTTGCAGGATTTGCGCTACTAAACTACAAAAACTATTATATGCTCTGAACCATAAAAAGTAAACAAAAAAATCAAACAATTTTACCTTGTTTTAACCACTTTGCCGTTAAATCACTTAGACAAACCGGCTTAAAATCCCATACATCAACACCAACGTCTTCCCTAAATCCAGGATGATCATTTTTAACACCGTGCCTGTGGCCGTGTAGGTGAATAGAGCCGTGAGTCATCTTATTCCAAGATTCAATTGGATAGTGCATCAATATAATCTTTTGTCCAGAATCACTAAGTTCTTTATAATGTGATACAGACACCCAGCCACTCCAATTTTTCATGTTTTTTGCATCGTGGTTTCCTATAATAAAGTGCTTTCTACCGTTGATTCTCTCTAATATATCACAAACCTTTGTTGCTCCATAGAAGGATATGTCTCCTAGAACATATAGTTCATCGTTCTTTGCAACTCTAGAATTTACACCATCTACTATTGCCTCATGCATTTGACATATATTATCAAAGGGTCGGTTACAATATTGAATTATGTTGTGATGAAAAAGATGCCAATCAGAGGTATACCACTTTTTTGACATCAATAACCTCTTTTCTTTCGACTTTTCGTATATTCATACAATTTGGTCGAACAAACACGAATAATGTTTCCAAAAATATATACAACACAACAGATGATTACAACTGCTGGCCACAAAAAAAGACAAAATATTAGTACCGTTGTGTAGTAGCAATTGTCAACCCAGCCGCGATAATAACACCCGTGTGAACGATTAAGCTGAAAGACAACTAAAACGGTGGTAATAAAACCACCAATTAGATACAACACGGTTAATGCGACCATCACTATATACCATCCTTTGTAAGATTTCTATCTTTTTCTATAGTGTTTTACACTTCGCGTATGTTTATCACACACAATCGATGCTAACCACGCATTTGGTTTCATAATACATGGAACGTTTAATTGACTTTCAATCCAGCCTTTAACCGCGTCATGAACATCATAGGATTTATTTTGTTTTCTATCACCCGCATGAGAATTTACATCTGCATGAATTTCAAATGGAATATCCAATTCATTAAGCAACGGCTCAAGCTTCTGTCCAAGCTTTATTGAAAGTTCTGCTTCTCGTAGTAATCTCTTTTGTCGGTTATGGTGTCGAGATTCAAGGTGCCGAATGTAGTATACGCGCCCACCCTTTCCTATTCCATTAGAATCAACCATATGCAGTGCCACACACTGGACAAATGATGTAAACTTTTGGCCTATATTCTGACTATCTGTTCCAAGGAAGGCTAAAATAAAACCACCCTTTTTATCCATGAAGTCGTATGTTTCACGTATTGCATCATAGATATTGTTTATATGTACGCCTTCTAATGTCTTCCATCCGTTTTCTTTATTCATTTGCTTCTTCTAATCTGTCAAAAGTATCGTATTGATAAACTAATTATAATTCTTTTCTAAGCAAATCTATTTCATAACCAAGTTGTACTATCTCAATTTTGATTGATTCGATTTCCATATAGAGATTATCTTGTTTAAACTCACTCTGAACATCATCTGGATCTATTGTATCCAATTCTTTTTGTAAACGAATAATCTCATATGCCAATTTATTCCTCTCTCCTTCTAACAATTGAATCTCATTCTCTACTTTGTTTGTATTTTGCACAAATATCACAATCCTTTCACATTGATAATTGGTCGCACATGATGAACAATCTCCACCAAATCTTTTTGCGCATTCATCACTTCAAAAATACTCTTATAGGCAAACGGACTTTCATCAAGAGTATCTTGATTCACTCTAGCTTTGATCCCACACATAGTGTCTTTGAACTTTTCAAAATCTAAAGTTTCCTTTGCTTGTTTTCTTCCTAATACCCGACCAGCCCCATGCGAACTAGACCATAATGAATTAGGATTGCCTTTTCCTCTCACAATGAATGATCCATCGCGCATATTTCCAGGAATAACTCCCATCATTCCATCTTCGGCATGTGTTGCACCTTTACGATGAATCCACAAACCATCACGTTCAACCGCATGATTGTGATTACGATTAATAAATTCATCCCAATCGGCTTTAAATTCACCGACAACGCGTCTCATTGAATCAATAACAGCGTAAAGAATATTCCTTCGGTTTGACAATGCAAAATCCAAGCAAAGATTCATATCATTGATATAGGCCATTCCTTCCTCGCTGTTGACATCAAACCCAAAATGACCCTCGCTAGCTTTACCCGTAGGGCTAGCCTGTTTCATATAATGTTGGGCAACTTTCCACCCAAAATTACGAGACCCCGAATGGGCGATTATCCAAACTCTATCTGTTTCGTCGTAGCCAATTTCGATAAAGTGGTTTCCGCTACCAAGTGTGCCCAATTGCTTCAATGGATCTTTATCCTTGCGATAACAATCAATTACACTTGAATAAGGTCTACCATAAAATAGAAATCCGTTTTGTGGATATTCATGGTTAATACTTCCCATAGGAATAGCACGATAAATCTGATCAAAAATTGCTTCCTGGTTGTCATCAATTATGTGACGATCCACATCAAGCGGTATAGCACACATCCCACAACCAATATCATATCCAACCCACGATGGAAATATCACGCCCCTTGTGGCAACAACACCACCAATAGGAAGTGAATATCCTTGGTGAGCATCGGGCATTAGCGCCCCCTGAACTGTACATTTCAACTTCAAGGCATCATAAAATTGATTCAATGCTTTAGGTTCAATAGTGATACCATCATTGAAAATCTTATGAAACTTTAATTTTCCAATTTCTTGGCCATAAAATGGCATTTCACTTCATCTTTCCATATTTAGTCGACATCTTTTTCGCACCAAGCACACCCCATACCAAAACAGAACAAACAAACATAATGTTTTATCAGATTTTTCATTTTAATCATCGGTATCATTCCATTCTGTGTATTTCTTCTTACGGGTATACTTCGATTTGTTATCGTAAACGCGAGTTCCGGTTTCTATTTTGTCCTTTTTCATTGCTTTTCTACGAGCCGATTTCTTAATTCTACGAAGGTCTTTCTCGTCAATTTCGATTTTCATCTCTAGTATTCACCTTTCATAAGACTAGAATCTATATCTCGCTGCACAGCCAGTTCTGCGTCTCGATGCTGACGTTGATGCGTAGGAACATGATCTACCATCTTAAATGTACCGCCACATTTATTCATCACGCTAATCGCCTCGTCCTCCGTATATACTCCGTACCATACTTCCATTTTTCCGTAAACCTTATATAGATCGTACACAATCATTTCAACTTTCCTTTGTTAGTTCATTTCCAAGCACCATTGCCGCAATCATCCAAACCAAAGAACCCACCAATAGAATTATGTACTCCATTATTTTTCATCCCTCATGTAGATTTTATTGGGGTCGAACTTAGGACGATTAAAGTAATATCGCCTGTAATTCTTTCCATATTTGAAATTATAATAGAAATCAAATTGACTGCCAACAGTAAGTGCTTTAATCACAACTATCAGCAACATGATTCTTACCGCATTCGCTAAAAATTCATACATTGTCTTTCCACCCCCGCGGCTATGTTCAGTACCGTCGGCGTTTCTCCGCACAGACACGGCTTCAGGCTAGTCATCACCCGCCCCCTTCATGCGGTTCCCGCCATGCTTCAGCGCGATTGGAATTGTCTGCGAACAGGTCCCAGAAGGCGGCCTGCGCGATCTTGTCGTACTCAGCCCGGGCGGCCTGCGCGATCTTGTCGTACTCAGCCAGGGCGGCCTGCGCGATCTTGTCGTACTCAGCCAGGGCGGCCTGCTCGATCTTTTTGTACTCAGCCCGGGCGGCCTGCGCGATCTTTTTGTACTCAGCCCAAGTGGCCTGCTCGATCTTGTCGTACTCAGCCAGGGCGGCCTGCTCGATCTTTTTGTACTCAGCCCGGGCGGCCTGCTCGATCTTTTTGTACTCAGCCCAAGTGGCCTGCTCGATCTTGTCGTACTCAGCCCCGGCGGCCTGCGTGAGCAGTTCATGCGCAATTCCAAACCCTCGCATCTTGCCCGCCTTTATCGACGCCACGATCTGCGGCGGGAAGTTTTCCGGCGTGCTGAAGTCTGTGCGCTGTTTATCGACACCTACGCCCGGGACGAGGTCGTAATATTCACGAATAGCGCCATGCCCGTTTTTATCGTTGCCTCTGCGCTCGGCCGTCTCCCGGCCCCGCTTGTCCTTGAGGTGATCCTTGGTCAGATACAGCGTCACGCCTTCGTGCTCGATCCAAGATACAAATTCACACATCGTTTTCGCCTCCTGAACTATCTGGAGTTTCCGGACTATTCACTGGCCCGCCCGGCAGGAGCATCCCGTTGGTTGCGTTATCAACTCGCATTGTTTTTTGTCTATGTAATCCTATTTCACTCTGGCTTTGATGACCTCTGGGGTGATCTCGGTGATCATGGTGTTTCCATTGATGGAGATGTACTCTTTAATGAATACCTTGTAACCAAGACGGATGTATTGCTTGAATCGACAGACGACTTCAGAAAAAGAAAACTCCGTATCACACGTGAATACGTCATAAATTGCTCCAGAATTGCATTCTTTAATGATGATTTCGGTTATCATTTTTCTTTCCTTTGGCTAAGGTCTGTTTTGTCAATAGAGTGATTATATGTCTCGGATTATAAAAAGTACATAAAAAAATCCTCAAAAATGAGGATTCTTTTAATGGGGCCTATCTATTGGATTTATAACGAGTTAGAACATCATAGTTCTAGAGTTACCTGTTCTGCATCATCTGCAAACGGTATTTGGATTGTTAGAATAGCATCTTTGAACTCGGCTGACGCTTTCTTTACCATATATCTTTTGTCGATAGCAAAGGTTCTCTTAAACGATGTTCTAGAAATCTCATTTAAATGATATTCTCTTTCATTTTTTTCTTGATGAGTTTTAACCTCGATTTTGATACCATTTGTCAGTGGGTCTAGTGTGACATTGATATCTTCCTTCTTCACAAAAGGAATTACCGCTTCCATAACCAAACCTTTTTCTCCATCAAAAACGTTCATCTTTGGAAGTTTTGCGCCATCTAGAAGAATAGGTTTATCTATTCCTTTCCAGAGTTTATTAAACGCGTCTCCAAATTGTTGTTCTATTACGCTTGGGAAAAAGTCATATGATCCCAGGTTTATATACATAGAATCTCCAGCTGTTGATGTTTGCCCCCACGATGGATTTCCGCTTGTTAAACTGTTAACTATGTTTAGAATACTGTGAGTCATATTGATCTCCTTTCAATAGTCAAATTGATCTACACGTGAGATAGGCCCCTTGCTCTATCTTGTATAAATATATATTAACTTACTTTTGTGATGATGTTGTTATAATATTGATGTATAAAAATAAACTAATCCAATTTATTGCAAACCACGTTTTAAAAGTATAGGGAATAGTTAAATTAAACAGATAATTCAATGCCCACGTTGTAACCATAGGAACAAAAATAATTAGACCCAACCAACAACAAAAGATAGCGGCATATTTTAAGCCTTGAATAAAATCATATAACCAATTCACAACTATTTCCTTCCCTTAAATGTTGAGGTCTGTGTGTGACAATTAGGACACAATATTCTTAGATTCTCTAATCTATGATCTGAAGAGTTACCATTAACGTGATCCAACTCAAGGATAAGTTTTTTACCATTCCATTCTGGACCAATACCACAAATTTCACACACATCTTTTTTATAACCGTTCTTTATCAAACGCGGTTTTAGTTTACTGGATCTATATTGAGGGTGCTTTCCGTTGAAAATATCAACAAGATCATATTTTACTCTACACCCTTTAGACGTATAGTTCTTCCAATGAATGTTAAATTTATTTGCTTGATATCGAAGCGTTCTATAACAAACTCCAAGATAATTGGCTGCTTCTTGATAAGTTTTATGAGTTTCGAGTGTTTCAATTATCTGCTCTTTTGTAAATGTTTTTCGTTTCAAAAAAGACCACCTTTTGCAATAAATATGCAAAGATAGTCTTTGTGCATAGTTTTAAGTTATGTAGGAGATGCTTGGGTCTTTCGGGGTTCCTGGTTTGTTGCCTGTAGTACGAACCCTTTTTCTTAATAGACAACCTAACAGCTAAACCACATCTCCTACACACTTATCCATAAAATGCTCTCTGAAGATTCTTTATTTCAGATAGATATTCACAAGATGAAAATGCTTTTCTTCTATATAAGTGATGAATGATATTAACTAGCATATTGTACTCTATAAATGTCATACCATTATATCTCCAATTATATTGTCTATTTCACGTCTTTTATTAGAGTATTCTTGAACAAGTTCAATAGGAACCGCGTCTCCGGTTCTAAGATGCTTCATTATCTCGTCTGAAACATCAATGAGTCGTTTGTATGCAATAATAATTGTTATTGCTTTTCCACTTAATCCTTTAAACACCCCATATAAATCACCGGCCTTCATACCGTTCGCTAATAATTGTAAATTCATCTAACGTACAGGATTCTTCGTCTAACTTCCCATTTTTAGTTCCAAGAAATATAGCAAAACCATGCTCAATAACAGTTATTGGAATAGCAATGGTGTTTGTATCAAACCAAGCATCAGGATTGGCTATGTATATTTTCATTTCCACTGCCTAGCATTATTTGTGTATTGCATCCTAATTTCGTTAATAAGTTTTTCTGTCATGTCCACGGCTTGAGCTAAATCACTAGCGTTTTCTATAATATGTTCTAATTGTTCATATGTTAATTCGCACTGACCAAAAGTACTTTTTGCCCATAACATAAGCCACAATTTATTTATCATCGAAATAAACCTTTTACATTACCCCAGCTTGTTTTCTCTGGTTCCAAAATTATTGGATTGGCAATGCTAAATGAATCAATCACTCCATTAAACCCTATCGCCTGAACATCCACACCATCTGGAGTTGCATCAATCTTTACCCAATGATGTTCACTACTTGACATTATCTGGGTGTAACTAGAACCAACTGCGTCTAATGGTGCTCCACCTCCACCTATAACTAAATATGTTCTGTAGTTATATGAGTGTCTTTCGTAAGCATGACCGTGACCACAAATAACTAAATCAACATCTGTGTCTTCTATGATTGGAAGAAAAACTTCTCTAATTCGTGTAGAGATTGCGCCGTTCCTAACGTTATCAGAAAACACTTGGTGGTGCATAAACAGAATTGTGAATTGCCCTTGACCGTCATCCAATACAGTTCTTAACCAGTCCAATGACATAGGATTATTCATTTCTCCCGTATCAAATCCAACAATATGAATGCCACTATCATAAACATCAACCACGTTTGTCCAAACCCAATAATTTAGTCCGTCATATGAATCATGATTGCCAGGGACGGGGATAGAGTACGGGAATAATTGCTTATATCGTTCGTATTCTTGTTCTTCTATATATAATCCGTTTTCTACCAAATCACCAGCATCATAAACAATACCAGACCCAATCTCATTTGAAATTACGGTGGCAATACTATCTGGATAACTGGAAAACGAATTAATCTGTACATCACTAATAAAAACCAAGGTCGCCAAAATTAGACTAATCATCGGTGTTAACCGCCTCTCTAATTTTTTTCCTAAATAAATCTAATGCATTCAACACGTCTGTTGTTAATTATTATTACTAACTATTGACAATATTTACCGAACCATAATAATCTACAAAATTATATTGGTTCCAATCGTAAGAATAATACCCCGGCTTATATTGACGTTCATCAATCCCAAAGAGACCCAAAATACTCAACAAACAACTTCAAAGATTCATCTCTGGCCTTCGTTGCTCTATCTTCAGTATCCCACCATTTTTTGTTCGCCTTGTCATATAATTCTTTTTCCTCATCAGTCATTGATTTCCGCCACATCCCACAAAATTGCTCAACTCCACATTCTTTAAAACATT